TAACTGGAATACCCACAAGAGAAATTTTCAAAAGCATTGACGACGTGGAAATGAAAGTCAAAATGATTGGAAAAAAATCAGGACAATTCCAAGTCAAGTATATGCCAAGCGGCAAGACAGCCAATGATATTCGCGCTTATATGAAAGAGTATGAAATCAAAATGGGGCGCAAGATTGATGTACTACTGGTAGACTATATGGACTTGTTGTTGCCCTTGAGCAAGCGTATCAGTGCTGAAAACTTGTTTGTCAAAGACAAATATGTCAGTGAGGAATTGCGTAATCTAGCTGTAGAAAAGAACTGTATATTTGTCACAGCGGCACAGCTAAATCGCGGTGCTGTTGAAGAAGTTGAGTTTGATCACAGCCACATCTCGGGCGGATTAAGTAAGATTCAAACAGCTGATAATGTGTTTGGTATCTTTACCAGTCGTGCAATGCGTGAACGTGGACGTTATCAAATCCAGCTAATGAAAACACGTAGTTCCAGCGGAGTTGGTCAAAAGATTGACCTAGAGTTTAATATTGACACACTGCGTATTTCAGATTTGGATGAAGAAGACGGCTATGGTCACGGACAAGCCAGTGCAGGCAGTGTGTTGCTCAACAGTATCAAGCAGCGACAAACAGTTAACAGTACCACAGGTGAAATCGTAGACAACGGTACTCCGGCACCTAAAGTGCAGGCCGAAGTTGCCAGCAGTAAATTAAGGGAACTATTAAACAATTTGCCTAGCGATGATTTGTAATTTTTGGTCAGAAAGATAAGTACACATATAATAACCAGGTAGCGAAACATGGAACTTCATCACATTAGAGACATCACTGATCCCCTAGTCAGATTAATCAAGGACGACCCTGTTCGTCCACACATTCCCCTTGAGCAACGCATTAACGAAGCAGCAGAAATACTCATACTCAAAGCAGGAGAAGAAGTGCTGGCAGCCACTTGTATGCAATGGCTCAAAGGTGTTCCCGAAACTGAGGAAGACCTAGTTAACATGAGCAAGGACAAGGAAATTGCTGTATTTTACACCATATGGAGTTATGCTCCAGGAGCCGGTGCTACGCTGCTGCAACAGGCCGCCGAGTGGTTGAAAAAAGACTATGCTGATCTTAAAGGCATAGTTACACTAAGTCCTCAAACGCCCATGGCACGTAGATTCCATTTAAAAAATGGTGCTAGAATTCGTAAAGAAAATGCCACTACAGTCAACTACGAATACTACTATAAAGAAGTTGAATGATTTGGATTTTTGGCGACAGCTTTTTCAACGATGCCACACACGATGACACCACTTGGCATCGTCAGTTAAAGGCTCTAGGTCCTGTAGAAAACCGTGCGTTAGAAGCTACCAGTTTAGATTGGATGTACGCTGAATACAGTCGGCACGAGGGCACGTTCAAAGCCAAGGATACAGTTATCGTGGGCTTGACCACACTGGATCGCACTTGGTTTTTCATAGACAATCCACAGGCCAGTCAGGTATTCAGGGGACATGCACCCAACACCATTAGTCAACAGCAGGTAGAAGCTGTTATGCTGTACACACAGTTTCTAATGAATCCCGTTAGTCGCATGATACAGTTGGAAAACTTTCTAGCTAGATTGGATCATTCAGCCCAGGCTTTGGATATACAAATACTGGTCATAGCCAGTTTTCCCGACAGTGAGCAGGTGATCAAGGATCTAAATCTTGCCCAACGCTACAAGCATATGACTTTTGCACAGGGCAATCTAGTTGAAATCAGCATGGACGAATGGACCGAGCACACGGCCAGTATGCAGGATCCTAGACTCAATCATCTAAGTTCAGTTAATCACAACAGACTAGCTCTACTAACAGCCACTTGGATCCTACACAATACGCCAGTAATTTTGGATCAGTTTGAAACCGGTATAATATCGCGAGAAAAAGCCTTGACTAGTTAAATACTAGCATGTCCACTTATACTAACTGGGATTACGTCCCAGTAATTCATGGCTTTGAGTACACTGCAGATATAGCATGGCCCGGACGTGCATATGAGCAGTTGGATTGGATTGTGGGTATTACAAGTGTAGAAGCTTGGTTACTCAAGTACACAGGGCCCAAGTATCAGCGTTGGGCTTGGAACATGGCCACAGAGTGTTATCAAATCAGCGTGGCTTTCAAGTACGACAAACATCGCACATTATTTTTACTCAATTACAGTTGAGGATCCCGACGGGCTAGTCGTTCAGTATGCAGGGCAATTTTCTCTGCAGCAGCCTTGGCTTCGATTTCCAATTCAACAGCGGCAGCATGTGCACGAGCCGCGGCTGCTTCTGCGTGTTGTCTAGCTTCAGTGGCTGTGTCAATGACTTTTTGATGTGCTTCCGACAGCTGACGTTCTAATTGCTCTACGTCATTGACAGCTTTGACGCTGGCTCGCTTGCTTGCGGCAAACAGTTCGGCTAGGTCTGCTGAAATGATATTGTGTAGTTTTGATAGTATGCTCATGGGATTCTCCAGGGTCAACTATTTATAGGCCCAAGCGGGGCGCAAAAAAATTTTTAATCGGCGAAGCTGCAAGCAAAATTTTTAGTGCGAAGCACAGCGGAAAAACGCGAACAAGCGTTCAGCTGTCAGTTGCCGCTAAATATCACATATGCTAATAAGAGAATTAACTAACAGTCTAAAAGAAAACTGGGTGCAGAATCATCACATGGGTGCAGGCACGGAACGAGCAAGTGATCAACAGTTGTTGGAATTGGGTGCAGAACCACATGTGCTGGGCAAGCTAGAATCCACGGGCCGTGTAGTACGTATAGTTAAACGTGAACAACGGGTCAAATTCAGTGAGAAACCCGATTGGATTCTAGTAGACATGGATCTATCTGAAAAGGGCAAAGAGTTAAAATGGTTGCCCGGTAATACTAGATTCACATGGGTTAGAGAGTTCAATCGCGACTAGTGTGCTGACATATATTGGCTATAAGTCGATTGGGCTGATCACTGTGCGCATTTATACGTTCAATATCTTCTATGGCTAGTTCTAAGGACTGTATACGCTGAGCTTGCGTATAGACACAATCACGTAGTCGACTGGCTTGAAATATACTGAGTAATCCAGTAAGTATACGGGGAATAATCAAGTGTGTGTCCATACTAGTATATAGTAAATATACAATGCTAGAAACACTAATGCGATTAAGTGATAATACATGGATCTATATACTTACTGTGACGCTGTTGGGCCTAGCAGCTTTTGTAGTGGGGTTTCTTATTGGTTGGCTAGTCTAGCCAAAAAGGGTCCTGCAGGATTGAAAAATTTCTGCGCAAAAAAAATTTGAGAAGTACTTAGCGTTTTTACTGAGAGTAGAATCGGCCTGTTTGACCCGTAATCTTATTGTAATCTATAAATAATTATACACAGAACTTATACTGTGACAGGAGGTTTTATGCAGATGATTTCAGAATACTTAGATCACAAGCCTCAAGCAAAATTAATGCACAGTGAGAATCCACCAAACTAAGAGTGTTTGATTACTGTTGAACAACTATACGGGACATGCCCGAATCCTTAAGCTCTATTCGTAGGGCTTTTTCACGGGTGTAATAACAGTAAAAAATAGTAACATGTATAGCATGAGAAGTGGGAGTGTGTTATACTATGAGTATGAAAACACTAATAACAACTGCTTCTATAGTGCTGTCAGCATGCGGTGCTGGCGCTCCTACAACTTCTGTAAACTCAAAAACATATCCATGTGATAGTCAAATAGTGGCTATAATGGCTACAATGCCAACTCCAAACTTATTGGGCTTGGGGGAACCTGATACTACCACTTATACTAACATGGGACAGAACCATATTATGATATATGAGTTTCACTTACAGCATGAACGTATTACTTTTGAGTACAATACAAACTACTGTAGTGAACAGGTAGAAATGGGTATTTAGGAATGAAAAAATTGCCCGCGTAAAAAATTATAAAGAAGTACTTAAACTTTTAGAGGGGTGTTTTTACTTCGGTACCCATGCGCTGTTGCTGTAATACAACAGTTTATAAATGTATATGCCTCCCACCCCTCTCGAAGAAATCTTTTTTATTATTATCTCCTCCCGACCTTTTCGAAATCAAAAAAAAATCCCCGACCGTCACCGATCGAGGATTAAAAAAGGTCTTGCCGGGAGCGAATCGGGCTTATGGACCTTTTCTGTGACAGCGTTACCGGGAGCGAATCGTTGGCGCTGTCTGGGTGGGTTACTATATGCTGTACCCTACCCTAAGCTGTTATGCGTGGCGCATACATGTCATGTCCGCTACAGCTTGCCACTTGTTAGGAAAGCTAACAGCCAAGTCAGCTATCTTAAGTACTGTACGCAAGCTGAGCTCACGTAGACGTGCTGTGTTGTCTGCTACGAAGTTAACCACATCCAGCTTCTGCTGATCCGTTAAGTCATAGTCATCAAGCATACCACAGTCAGTAACCACTTGTCTAATGCGCAGGACCTTCTCACGCTCTGTGTCAATAGTTAGATCCAAGTAGTGGCAACGGCTTTCCAATGCTTCCAAGTGATCACGCAGCTTCTTGCTCTTGACGTGATCGAACTTGATGTTGGTAATAAAGATAGCGCCGCCTTTGAACTCGAATGAATCAGGCACACCTTCTCTACGCAACAAGCTAGAGTCTGTGTTCCAGTTAATGGTACGCTTCTTTGATGTATCCAATGCTGCTTTGAGAATGTTCAAGCTCAAGTCATCAAGTAAGATGCTGTCACAGTCATCAAACACTAAGACGTTCTTCCGGTCGCTAAAGTGATATAGCTTGCTGTACAAGCCAATGGCACTCATTGCGCCCTTGACCACTTCGTACTTCTTCAGCTTCTCGTCCTGTGCTACATTGGCGAACACATCATGCTTGGCCAGAACCTTTTCAACACCAAAGCTCTTGCCAACACCTGGAGGGCCTGTGACAATCATTGCTTTGACTTTGCCGCTCTTAACAGCACGAGTCATGTCGTCTAGAATCTCAAAGCGATCACGCAAGCGATCCAGGATCTGCTCGTCTGTTTCGCCTTTCAATTTAAGCTCTTTAGCCTTGATCGCAGCTGTGTCTACTTCCAGTGATTTTGTTTCAGATTGCAGTGCCATAAGCATTTTACTTGTAACTACCTTTGCCATAAGTCTCGCTCCTTAATGTTAGTTGATAACGTAATTATACTATCTCTTGCTTCTGCTCGCAAGAATTATGAGCAGAAACATGAGACAGAAATGAATAGCAGTAGCCATTAGTCTAGTCTACTGCCTGCATAAGCCTTCAAACCTAATGCTGTTAGGTAGTTGGCCAGTGCCTCAGCGCCTGCTTCCTTAACACTCACTGACTGAGTTGGAATCTTTGCTGGATCCCAATAGCTCAAGCATTTGGGTTTGTAGTCCTTGCGGAAGCCTGCGGCAATCAATTCCTTGGCTTGCTTGGAGTTAGTACGATCCACGTACACATCCACCCAACCAAAACCGCAAGCATCACGCTCGCCAATCTTTTGATACATCTCAACACCTGCGAGATGTGCTAGTACAAAACCTGCTTTGATTTGATCTGCTGTTACCATAGTGTCGCTCCTTATTTGCTGTTGAAGTGTTAATTATACTGTCTTACTTACGGGTTGTCAAGCCGTTGATGCCTGCGAAGAACAAGCCCAAGCCTGCTAAGGCCATAAGGGCTAATGTGAACAATTGACTGTCTGGGGCAGTGTCAATTGTGCCTGACACTCCATAGACTAGAAAGAATCCTACGAATGCTACGACTGCGTCGCAGAATGCATATAGTTTATCTGACATAAGTTTCGCTCCTTATTTGCTGTTGATGTTAGTATTATAGCCTCTTAAGCCACTTCTGTCAAGCGGATTACGAAGCCTGAATAGTCTTTTTTGGCAGGCCCTTTTGCCTTCAATCCTAACATAATGCCCTTAGGGTCTAAGAAGCGCAGGTCAGTTTCGTCTGCTGACGGCACACCCTCTGGGATTTTGTCGTAGACAGCAACCACTGACATGCCTTGCAAGAGTGCTTCTGCTACATCTGCGTCATTGCCGTCTGCCTTGCTGAATGTAAGGTGGTAGTTAGGATACATTTTAGTCTTACGACCGAGCACCTTAGTGTAGTCATAGAACTGTACATTAGGGAACATTTCAAAGATGTTCTGCCCTGGGATAGCATCGTACTTCTCCCAGCTCAAGTCACTAGTACCATTGAGGCGGAACACGGGGATTAATCCTTTGCGCTCTGCGAACTTGATAGCCTTGCGAATGTCTGAGACAAGATCCAGCATGAAGTCTGCGCGATTGTTGAAGAAGTATTGGGTCTTACGAATGCGAGCCTTTTGGATCATATTGGTGTTCTCGCCTTTGCGGAACATGCCACCGCGTCCTGCTTTATTAAGGCAAGCGTCTGTACAACCTTTAGTTCGCTTGGGGCATACTTCGCGTCCGCTAAGATCAGCAGGTGCAAGGTGTAGGATGAAGCTGAGATAGCCCATCTTTGTACCTTTTTGGATTTTGGGATTCGCTGTAGATAATAGTTTGAACATAGTTTTCGCTCCAAGTTCGTTGTTGATGTAAGTATTATACCCTCTTTTGGAGGGTATGTCAACCTTAGAGTTTAATTAACTCTGTTGAGCCAATGCTGGCTACTTGAGGGACGATGTTAGTGAAGGAGGCCTTTACAGGGCGAACTTGAGCACGAACAGTACCTAACTTCTCAACTACCCCAATAACAAGACTACCAGCATTGTGATAGCTGACCATTGCTACACGATCGCCTACTTTGATCTCTTTACCTTGCATGTCTTTTAATTGTGTCATTTTTCGCTCCTTATT